TGGACGAACGGCATTAGAGATACGCGATTGGAACACCCTGCCTTCCATAGAGCGGAAGTTAATTGTCTTACGGACGGTGGACCAAGGCTATAGGCCAAGACAAGTACAACAATATAATTCTGTGATAGAATCTCCTACCATGAAAAGGAAGAATACATAATGGGACCGGACGGCGGAGATTTAGGTCTTTCGGGCGACGGAGGCGGAATTAGCGAAGAGGATATTGGTCCTGTTTATGAGTTTTTAAACGGTAAATACACAGGTCAAGCCGGGATGCCCCCTGTTGACTTTGGAGGACCGGCCGGCGACGGCTTAAGCGTAGGAGGCAATCCAATGTTTGCTGGGAAAGGCTTTGGCGGAGGCGGTTTCGGCATAATGGATATTGGGGGAGATTTCACTCGGTCAATGATGGCTTCTAATCCTAATTTTATTCCTAGCCTCTACGGTTTAATGGGAGAATCTTCTGACTATCTTCCTGGGGGTAAATACGGAATTCAGACTGAAGATTCTATGCCCGGTGGGTATGACTCTACAGGATATAGCGTTGGTGATGATAGAGTTGTGTTACATGCGATGAAACGAGAGGATAAAACCCCTCTTGAAGGCCGGTTAGCGATGCAAATGGACCCTTCTTTTTTAGACCCCGGTGGTATTGGTTCTTTAAATCCTACAGCACCCACACCTTTTGAACAAGAAACAGGGATCTTTGGCGGTACGCTCGGTCCGAAGCTTAAAAATGCTATTCCGGCTGGGCTTAGAGAGTTTCTTGGAAATGTAGCGTCTTTACACCCGGCAACAATGAATGCTGTGCTTATGGGTAAATTAGTAAAAGGTTGGCAGAGCGCAGATGACAAAGGAAAATTTATGCGCAACGTAATGAAGGGCTTAGCCATGAGTAAGTTTATGGGCAGTAAAGGTCTTGGTCTTGATTCCATGCAAAAAGCATTGGTGGGTACAGGAATGAACGTGGCCCAAGGTAAACAGAACATGGCCCAAGGAATTGGGAATTTTGCCACAGACGCAGGCATAAACCAATTGATGCGTAATGTTCTTCCTAAAGCTTATGAAGCACAGGGCATGAACGGAGTGTACGCGGCAATAGCAGCTATAAAAATGCTTCGACAAAGAGCAAAAGAAGGCGTATCAAGTTTAGGTGGCCCTGGTGGTGGTGGTTAGATCCACCAAACAGGTGCAGGTGTTCCTCTTTCCCATTTCGCAAATCCACTTTTCTCCGCTACTAAGTAGTTTCTGTAAGACTGGTAGGGGCAGCTCTCTTTATATTCGTCGGGCATAGCCAGCGCCGGGTCCGATATAGTTCTTGTTCTTGTAGCGTCGCCACGCAAAGCGATAGGAGAAGTATTTAAAACATCTCCTAATTTGGCCCAAGATAAATGTTCTTTGTTATCGAATCTTTTTTGGTATTCGTTAGCGAGAGATTGAAAGTGCTCGTACAACCATAAATAATTTGAAGCAGATGATCTTACCCAAATTGAACAAGGATGATTTTTATGAGCTATTTTATAAAGTCGTGAGTCTTCATTTCCTAATACTCTTTGAGCAGTCGATAACATTTGTGCGGACTCTAAAACCATTTTTGGTATGTGCTTGTCGCATAAATTGATGGCGGAAATGTATGGATCTGGGTCGGTCATAAATATATTCATGGTAATATTATAGTGAATATATAGGATATATACAATAGACGAAGGACAAAGGCCTAAAGAATCTTACCCCATTGGTCAGCCATGGCTTTCGCTAAGCCTTTGTGAAACTTAGATCTAACCTTCCAACGGTCAGGCCCAGGACTGGCTAAATGTATATCTTGCCTAGCCGTTTCTTTCGTAAGCGTACCTGTCTTGACTAAAGGCGGAAGGTTCTTCAACCAAAGGCCAGTCTTTTTACTCACGTTGTCTTCTGCATCCACATGCTCTGCGAACTCGTAAGGCTGAACGTACTGCGGTTTTTGGAAATTAAGTATCCTGGCCTTGGCGTACTTGTGCATAATTGGATTTTCAACGGCTATCCGTGGCACGTCAGCATTCCATAAATCCGAAAACAATCTCGCCCCTTCTTCTAGCTCTTGCCACATTTGTTCTTTAGTCTTACCTGGAGGTGGATTGTCTAACCACCGAACTCCACTATTACATAGCCTGGTGCAAGGTGGGTGTGCAACCATTAACAGATCCCATTGTTCATATTTAAGAACGTTTCTTACATCGTCTTGTATGTGTCTGTTGCTCGGCTGATCTGAAGGCAGTACATCGCAAGACCAAGCATCGTGGCCCTGGTCTAGAAATGCATCGCGAACAGTGCCACTTGTTTCGCATCCTATTAATATTTTCATTGTTTTTCCTGTTGTTAAAAAGCCATTATATAGGAGCTATCCCATAATGTCAAGTAATTTTATTTTTAAATAACCAGGGCCTAAAGACAAATGATAAGAAATTAGGGATAAAGGACCAAGGACCTCACCTGAGATCGCATTTAAGAGTTAGCTCTAAGTCCTTGATTTAGCTCACAATTATTTTTTTCTAACTTTGGCAGGGTGAGGCTGTAAGTCATTGATTTTATTGAAGTCTGTAGTTACCCTATATAACAAAACCTCACCTCACTTCTATTTTTTACAGAAAGACATTCTAAATACAAAATATTTACAGAAATTTAGTTTTTCAGGTTAGAAGTGCTGAAAATATAGCTCTTATAAGGGCTTAGAGCTAACTTTGCAGAAGTGAGGTCAGGTGAGGAAAGTTAAAAAACCCTTATAGAATGCGGCTTGCCATCTAACCTGGCAGAAGTGAGGAAAAACTACATACTTTTTATTACTTTGGTATATAATTTGCACATGAAGGAAAGTTGTTACAAAGGTTTGTTTTGGGATTTAGAGACTGAAACATTCCAAAGATGGAAAAATAAGAAATGCCAAAAGGAATCTCAGGAAACATCTCAGGAAGAAACGAAAAACATTTAACTGTTAAGCAAGCTAGGTTTGCTAAAGAGTATGTTTACAACGACGGGTCTAAGACTCAAACAGAGTGTGCTTTGGATGCTGGCTATGCAGACACTTCTGCGTCTGTCCGGGCATCAGAACTAACTAATCCTCAGAAGTATCCGCTTGTGGTTCGTTACATACAAGAGCTCCAGGGTGAGCTGGATAAAAAGTATGAAGTCACTTTTGGTAGGCATGTCAGAGAGTTAGCCAAGATAAGAGACAAGGCCATGGATAAAGGCAATCTAACGGCTGCGGTTTCTGCTGAAGTGCAAAGAGGAAGAGCGGCAGGCTTGTATGTTGAAAGAAAAGAAGTTCGCACAGGAACTTTAGAATCATTGAGTGAAGTTGAAATTAAAAATAGAATCAAAAAACTTCTAGGAGACTATAAACCTCTCCTAGAAGTTGAAGATGCAGTAATTATTGAAGGAGAGTAGTTTCTTTAGTTCCGTCATTATAACCAATTTCCCAAACACCGTTGTTGAAGTGGAGATACTTAATACGTTTTCCCCATTCCTCATCTTCTAAAGCTTTTCTTCTTAAATCTACTTGGATGTCATATTGCGTCATCGTAGGTATCCCAAACAATAGCTTCTATCGCTTGCTTGTCTGTCTCAACTAAAGTTTCGCTCACGTCTCGGATTTTTGCTTGGAGTCTAGCGTGGCTATCTTCTGGGCAATCTAAACATAATTTATAAGCGTGTTTCTTGCTCACACTTTTTATGCGTAAAAAAACGGCCAGATCTGCTAGTTGATTTCTCCTAAATATTTGAACAATGGCTACTGCTTGCGGTTCGTTTAAAATACATATTTTTCTATTCATAATTTTCCTCTGTTATTTTGTTAATGATCTCGCCTATAACTTGCTTGTGTGTTTTCCTGTCGCTCATAATTCTCCACTCATCATCGTGTAAAGTAATTATGGGCACTCCGTCTCTGTATGGGAAGGCATAATACTTGACTGGCCTATTAAGCACCTTAGATTCTATGGTCTGTAAGCCGTCAAAAACATCTCCTGTTTTTTTCCATATCTCCTCAAATAATGTTTTATCCATATTAATTTGTCTCCTCTATTAATCGTTTTAAAAACCACCTGGCTTTATTCAAATCTTCTTGGCCGTTCTTTTTCTCGTACCTCCAAAGGTACTTAAAAATACTGCCCTTGAGATAGCCCTGGAATGCTTCGGGAGTCATGCTGGATTCAATAGCCTCTATGCATTCGATATCGCTTTCCTTGTAATGATCCGGGTTGATACTATCGCTCATCTTCTACCACTTCTAAATCGCCATTGTCGGACTTCTCTGTATAAATTATCAATATCTCCTAAATACCCGTCACACATAAAGTCAGTATTGTTTTTATCCGATTCAGGACAATCCCCATTACAATATTTACACTTCATTGTCTACTCCTTCACATTTTTTACACAGTTCATTAGAAAAAGAAACTGTAAGATTTTCAAATATAGTTGGCATAGGTTTTGTCATGCTCTTTGGTTTTTCCATATCACACCCACAAACATCACATATATATCTATTCATAATTTCTTCTCCCGTTTTTTTATTGACCAGTAAATATTTTTTATATGGTGAATTTTGAAATCACCAACTCACATCTGGGATTGTCTTTCTCAACCCCCCCAAACTTATAAACCACTTCTTTTATCTGCTTAAAGCTATCATCCTCTAGTATCTCTGCCTTAACCAAAGCATCACAA